AGTTGTTGTTTGACAAGCCTCTGGGTGGTATGAATTTGCCTGCTGGTGTTGTATATCCGTATAGGGATTTGCGGATGAAGATTACTTTCTGCTGGTCATAGGTCGTTTCGTTTGCCCAAAAGGTTCCTGTCAGGTCGCGGCCACCGTAGTATTCGAATGTCCCCGATCCATTTGCTGTTGTCCAGTTGCCAAACGCTCCACGGAATGTGGCATTGGGGCCGTATTCCTCGCTGGCGTGTCCGATGTGGGCAGGGTCTTGGCCTGTTTCGCATTGTGCTATCGCTTCCATGAATGGGTGGGTGAAGATCGGTTTGCCGATGAACTCCCTATATGGGTCTGTGATGAGTTGCCACAGTGACGCTAGCTCTGTGGCAAGTGTCGGGTTTGCGTCTTTCTCAGGGGCTTCAGGAGCCGCTGGAGAGGCTGGTGCTTCAACCATTAAGGCTTCTGCGGTTACGTTGCTAACAGCAAATAGGGCTGCGGTTAGCAGGATTACTTTCCGTAGTCGAGCCATAAAGACCCCTTTCGGTTATCCGTCTAAACGGAACTTTGATTTCTCTATTTCAAGGGCGGCTGTGAGTAAGCCGATGGTTGTAGTTGCTCGTTGGTTCGGCAAGCCGGAGAATGCAAGCTGATCTTCGCCTTCGTCATCTATGTAGTTGACGATTAGTGCGTAGCCGGTGATGACTGCGCGGGGGAAGGCTGCTGATAGTACATCCAGCACGGGGTCGTCGTCAGGAAATGACACGTCATCCACCGTATCACAGATCCGCAACGAATCGGTCCCAGCGGTCCTGCATACGGGCTTCGTGGTTGGCTACCAGGGTGTCCTCATCGGGGCCTTGGTCGCATTCGCATTCTTCGCATTCGCATTCTTCGCATTCGCATTCTTCGCAGTATTCTTCGCTGTCTCCTTCAACAATGTTGAGCATCCAGCTGTCGTAATCTGTTCCCATTTTCCCTTCTTTCTTGGTTCAATCTCGTTTGTCGAGAAGTTTTGAGAGTGTTTCGTCTGCTTTGATTACTTCGCTTTGTACCTGTGGATCGGCTGTGGATACGTGACGTATCACGCGGCGTATCGCTAGCAAGGTGCGGCGAGGAACCTCAACCGTTGGTATCGGCGTTGTCTGCTGTGTTGATTTCATTTCTCACTTTTTCTATTGTGTCGTTCATTCCGTTGCTGCCAGGAAACAGGTCATCTAGTTCATCTCGGTGCGGGTCAAACCCTAGTAGATCTAATACCCATCGGTTGAAAGCTTCAGGCTTAGCTCCTGGGAGTCCTTTCTTCATACCGATATGGCAGGCCATCCAGTCCCTAACCATCGGTTTGCGTGGCACAATATTTGCACCGCCGCGCCATACCACCGGTTCCCATGCGTATTGAGTAGATACATTGACGCGGATCTGGTGAAAGGTTTTAGTCCAAGCGGCAACTCGAACATCATCGGGCAATGCGGGCAGAATCCAGCGCAAGTCTTTTGGATTACAGGACAATGCCCAGCCATCAGGGTAGTCGGTCACCAATCTATTAAGTAGCGCAAGGTGTGATTCAACGCTGTCGTACTCTCCGCTATTTTCATGGAATGGTGAATAGTGTTTTTTGCCATTGCCCAAGTATGGTGGGTCTGCATACGCAAACTTCATGTTCTTTCCCTCTTTATTTCTTCTATTAGTACCTTCAGTGGCATCACAACATACCATTCCCCTGGGTCGGTGGTGCCACGTTTCTTGGCTACCACGAATCCGAAGTCTGCTTTGGCGTTGACCATTTCTTGTTCTAGTTCTTTCAGCCATCCAGCTAGGTCAAGTTTGGCGTGGTTCTTCACCTCGATCACTACGCCTGGTAGTCCTGTGATGTCGCCTTTGTCTTGTGTTCCGTGTAGCGCACGGCGTTCAGCGTGAATGAAACCTTGTGCTTGTAGGTATCGGACTACTGCAGTTTCGGCGGCTGTGCCTTTGGCTCGCTGTTTACTCACTTGTCCTGCTTGGGTGATTCAACATCACGCTTCAATGTGTCAATCAGCAACAGAGCCTCATCATTGTTGAGCTGTGCAATGTCGGTGATTTCACGGTTAGCGGTAAAGCCAGCAATCGAGATGACGTGTTCACGGCTTAGTTCTTTCTTGCCCATCAGCAAACTGATGTCACGCAACTGTGTCTTGGTGATCGTGCCAGGTATGCCGGCTTCAGGTACTTCAAGTATTGGCGCTGGTTCGGGTGCTGGTACTGGTTTAGCGACAGCGGTTTTGAACAGGCTTCGCAACTTGTTGAAGTCGGCTTCAGTGAGTTCGGTTGATGCTTTGCCCACTTCTTTCAACAAGGCATCGGGGTCAATACTTTTGTCGATGCAAGCTTTCACGAACTTGTCGTAGTCAGATTTTGCTACAAGTTTCGGTGGTTCAGGCTTGGTCAGATCTTCCCATTCTTGTTTTGTCCACAGCGACAGACAGATTCCGAATCGCATTGCAGCGTTGCGTAAGAAGTCTGATACGAGTTCCTTGTCAAGGTCAGGCTTGTTGAGTTCGCATGATCCGACAGCGACACGGGTGATGCCGTGAACGGTGAGGCGACCCCACATTGTTGCCATGTCCACCTCGACGGTTGACCCGCCACGGCGAATCGTTGCCTTGTGAACATGGATTGCTGGCCGACCGTTGTTCCAATCGCATGGCTCCCATGTCCACATTGGATCTACCTCAATGAGGATGCGGGTAACATCGGCGTGACCTACGAAGTCAAGCTGTGCGCCACCCTTCTCTAGTTTGCCGACAATCTTCTTATCCGGTACTGCCCAATCGTTGAGCGCCTTTAACAGTGGATGCTGTTCCATTTACTTTCCCTTTCGGTTGATACGCAACACTCGAAATGTGCTGCTCTTTTCGTATTGTTTTACGATCTCAGGATGAGCTGACCCTAACGCTTTGGTGTCTAGCGATACGCGGGACTGTGGCTTCCAGGTTACTACGGTGTCGCCGTTGAGGGTGCCTGTTGTGGCATCACCAAGTAGCCCAGCGAGCAGGGTTTTGGCGGCATCTTCTTGTTTCGCCCAATGATCTTTCTGTGTCTTGGCTTTGTTCAATAGTTCAAGGGTTTCTATCGCAACATCAGGTAGCTCAACCGATAGTTCTTGTGGTTCGGAGTAGATGGTTTGCATATGGTCGTAAGCAAACACGACACCTTCGGGTGCTTCGCCTTTGTGGATGGCGGCAAGAAACTCTTTGGCGGCTTCAATGTGGTTACGCTTCATTTCCCAATCCACGATTTGTAGATGGTGTTTGAAGGTTTGTGACCTGTCAAATACCCACCAGTTGATCTCGTCAACATCGGCACAGATAGCTTGCTGTACGCCCTGATAGAACCAGTGCGGTGGGAGCCAACCTGACCATTCGTTTGTGGTGGTTTTGATTTCGTGAACAGATCCATCGTCACCTACGCCATCGAGCGTTGCTACGAGATGCACGATTTCTTCATCAAAGGTGACCAGCACATCAGGTGTGGTGATCGGTACGCCGTACTTGTCTGATGCCCAAGCAAGCAAGGTTGGTTCAAGCCTGTTGCCACGTTCCATTGCTTCGTTCTGTTCTTTCGGCATTGGCTGTACCGCTGACAGAAGTTCGGCAGCAAGATCGGCGCGGGTCTTGTATGGGTGGACTTCGTAGATTGCAGCACATTCGGATGCGGCAAGCCGGCGTTCCCCTGTTGGGGTACACCAGCGTTGGCGTAGCCATTCAGCTGAACCGTGAGGATGTTTAATTTCTGTGTTATTCATTTGCCCTTCTTTCTAGTAAATGGAAGTTACATAGTTTTATGGTTGAAGTCAAGGCTGGATGCGAGCCGTGTGACATTCCTAATCATTACTGAAGGGATGTGACATACATTCGACACCATCTCAGGTGGCCATTCTTCATTGTGGATATAGCCCGATATCAGGGTGACGTGATCCTTTAGCTTGTTCGGCCAAATGAACCCCACATTGAGAGCTATGGTCGGTTGCGGTTCGTAGTCATCGGTGTCTGTCCAGCCTGTGTCGCCATCAAATGCGTCAACCCAGGTGACAGCGACAAGTTCCCATTGTCCTGAATCACTCATAGGTCTTGTCTTTCTCCGGTTCAGTATCTCGTTCGCCACGGCTTGAACATATCGAGCAACGCTGGCTTTCGCGTTCAGGCCAGGTGACATCACAGACGGGGCAGATCAGCCATGCTTCCATAACTGCCCACGATACATCATCTGTCCATCACGGATAGGGACAAGCTCCAGGTTAAATGGGGCATCTCCCTCTTGGTAGGTGACCACGGCTAGACCTTGTTGCCAGTTTTCGGTGACCGTCAAAGGTCTGCCATCTAGGTCTATGCCACCCTTGGTGGAAGGGACAGCCCCATCTACACGGGCGAGACATCCTGCTGATGCTGCAAGGATTGTCTTGGGTCCATCCCAATCTTCACGGGTTTGTTCTGCCCATTCTCTGCGGTGAACGTGACCGTACAGGACTGAGGTTTTCTCATGGGCTAGGTATTGGTGGGCGGTGGAGCCGTTCGATTTGGCTTTGGTTCCGTGGATGCACCGTAGTTTTTGGTTGATCCATACTTGTCCTGCGGGGTAGCCAGGGAAGTATTTGATTTCGTATTGGTCAAACCGGCACAGGAACGGTACTGATAGGACTGGCCAACCTTCAGGGTTGCCACCTTGCTTTAGTCCGAAGGCGGCTTTGGCGTTGTCAAGGAGATAGTTGACAAGGCGTTCTTCGTGGTTGCCAGCAAGCCAACAGATTTCTGCGTCAGGGGCAGCCTCTCGAAGGCGGGCTACCAGCTCTGTGGCGTAGTCAATGGCGGCTTGTGTGGTGCGCCCAAAGGCGGGTGACAGTCGGTACTTGCCCATTTCAGGCAGGTCTAGGTTGTCTCCGTGCATGACCACCATCTGTGGTT